TTAAAAACCTTGTATGATTGATAATCCACTATCTTATATTTTGATAAAACCAAATATTATTAATGAAACTGGATTGAGAGAAATTAGACATCACATTGAAACTTCTCAAAAAACTGATCTAGCAGTTTTTGATCCACAAAAATCAAATCAAACTGGTGGAAAAGAATGGAGAGTTGATAAAACTATTCGTGATACTCAACATGTTGAAATGGGAACATTATTTCCTAAAATTGTAGATCTATTCAAGGATACTGTAAGAGAAATTATCAATCCTTTTTATGGTGTTGAAATTTGTGAGAGTGAAGTTCCACAAATACTTTCATATGGTATTGGAGGTCACTATCAACCTCATATTGATGGTGAATCTTTATGGCAAACTCCAGATGGTGAATTAATTTGGAAAAAATCTACTGAAAGAGATCTATCAATGGTCTTTTATCTGAATGATGATTATGAAGGTGGGGATTTTATTTTTCCAGATCTTAAAGTACGTGTGAGACCAGAACCTGGAATGTTAGTTTGCTTTCCATCAAATCATCATTATAAGCATGGTGTAGAACCAGTGACAAAAGGCAAGAGATATAGTATAGTATGTTGGGCAAAGGTCAAAGATTTTCCTACAATGGAAGATCAAAACAGAGAGTTATCTCAAAAGTATGGAATTGCCATAAATAATTAAAAATTATTAAAATTAACGATGCAATATATCAAACACTATTATGTTGATGATAATAGCAATACTTTTTGCTGTGAATCTGCCGAACCAGCATATAAGAGACATCCATGGAAAGAATACTCTGGATTGGATGTAAAAGTTTGGTTGACTGATTCAGAAGGAGTTGATGTTTGCCTGTCAGAACTTCCTGATTCTACTCCAGTAACAACAATTGTAAGTGACTGTGGAAAAAATGCTATTCAGGTACTGACAGAAGTAGAGTATAATTCTGTTGCAACTCCTTATTTTGAATCACAAACACTATCTGCAGAAGCATCAGAGGCAAGAAGAATTGGTGATGATACAACAGCAGACGAAAAGGAAACTGCAGCAACCGTAAAACTTGCCGAAGCAACAACTGCTATTCGTGCTCTTTAACTTGACATCTGAATTAAAATATCTTATAATATTCAAGTCTTTCATATCCTTGTAACTTTGGGAATGAAGAACCTCTTCGGTGGTGTGAGGAGGTGAGTTGGTGTATACTAAGGAGGGTATAAACACCCTCCTTTTTCTTTTATAAATTATTCATATACCTTATAAGAAACAATGAACTTTACTGTATATTCAAAAGAAGATTGCCCCTATTGCAAGAAAGTAAAAACCGTCCTTGAGTTGACGGGAAGTAACTTTGTGGTGTATACTCTAGGAGAAGATTTCACTAAAGATGAGTTTTACTCTGAGTTTGGTGAAGGTTCTACTTTTCCTCAAGTAGTATGCGACGACCAGAAATTGGGAGGTTCAGTTGAGACCATTAAATATCTTAAAGAGAAGCAAATTGTCTGATAGTAACATAAATAACTTCAACCACAAGAATCGTGGCGTTGATTTAATTCTTAATGGGGGAAAAAGAAAGCAGACTCAACCATTCCATCTCATATTTGAGAAGATAGTTTGCTTTCTGAATCGGGAAGTAACTATCTATTTTGAATTTTCCTTTAAGTCAAGGAAGAAAAAAGTAGTTTCCCGGAGAAAAAGAAATGTTAGCAGTTAGTTTAGTCTTAGGTTCCTTTCTAACCTTATTGTTTCTTATAGTGGGACTTATAATAGGTTGGGTTGCCCGTGAATATATGATGACTCATCAAGAAGGTCCAAAGCAAATTGCATATCATCCTGAGTTTTATAATAAGGATGGAGACCTCATTGATGAAGAGATTGTATCCGTCAGATTTGAGCAAGGATATTTTGATGATTATGAAATGGAAGACGCAGAAGACGAGGAATAATATTAAAATAAATACCACTAATAGTATTCAATATCTTGTAAAACTATGACCACGACTACAAAAACAAAAACGACTACAAAAAAGACTGTACAAAAACCAAAAGTAGCAGAAGTATCAATTCCTGATCTTCCTGCAAATCCTTTTGTTTTTGAGATTCTGAATATTGTCGTAAAGCAAAGGACTAATGCTAAAAAAATTGAAGCGTTGAAAAAATTTGAGCATCCTTCACTTAAAGCACTATTCATTTGGAATTTTGATGAATCGGTGATTTCAGCACTTCCTCCTGGTGATGTTCCTTACGCTGCTGTAGATGAAATGGATTCATTCAAGGGAACTCTGAGTGAAAAAATTTCTGATGCTGTAGGAAAAATGGGAGAAATTGGATCCAATTCACTGGGATCCCAAGACCAAGGAAGATCTTCAATTCGTAAAGAATATGAGAAGTTCTACAATTTTGTAAAAGGTGGAAATGATGGACTAAGTTCTCTTCGTAGAGAAACTATGTTTATTAATGTTCTTCAAGGACTTCATCCATTGGAAGCAGAAATTATTTGTCTTGTAAAGGATAAAAAACTTCAAACAAAGTATAAGATTGCAAAGGAAATTGTTGCAGAAGCATATCCTGATATTAGTTGGGGAGGTCGTTCGTGAGTAAATTGGGTGATGTTATTGAAAGAGCACAAAACACAGAGAAGCATATGGACTCTTGGACGCCTGCAGAAAAAGAAACCTGTAAGTCACGTTACGGATGTGAAATTCTAATTCAGGGTGGGTCCTATTCTGAGGTATGCACGAAAGACTGTCCTAATGATGCTCATATTGTAAAATATATGATCGACGATAAAATTTGTTTTGACCTCACAAGAGGAAGTAAAATCAAACTATTTGATATGTACTGGGATAAGTTTCGTGAGAACCTAAAGAGTATTGAGTTTGGATATGGGCGAATTAATCCAAAACTCTGGGGTTATAAGTCTCCCGAAAAGAAAAAGAGAAAGTGATTTCAAAAATGCTGGGAAAAAATCCCGGCAATTTTTTTGACTCCTTAAGATTTTATAAATTATAATACGTTTTTGATTATAAGGAAGGATTGACATCCTCCTTTTTTTTATGTAAAATGAGTTGAGAGAACTATAAAATATGGACAGAGAAAAACTAAAACTAATTATCCGTAATCTTGAATTGTTGGTTGATTCTCTAAAGGCAGAAATCTATTCTGATACCTCTGCTTATACTCCTAAAGAACCAATGAGAAAAAAACCAATTTTAGATTACGATGAAATATTTGAGGATTCTGATTTAGATGACTGAGACCACAAGAGCAAAGAAACTTGTAAAACTTCTTGAAAGGTTAATTAATCAAGATCATCTTTATACGGATGATAAAATAAAAGAAATGAAAGCACAACTTCGTACCGTAAAAGAAGAAATTGCACAATTAGAAGCAAAAACATCAAAAGGATTTGGAAAGAAATGAAACCAATTAAAGCAAAAGACCTTCTTGAATTGGATAAAGAAATGAAAGTTGTGATGCTTAATCAAACACAACTTCCACAGACTCTTGTTTGGCAAGGAGGTAAGAATGACTACTCAGAAGATCCTATTCATACCAAGTGCCCACCAAATGAAAAGGACTGTGGTAAATGGGTTATTGAGCAACTACTTGCAAATGAACGTGGGCACTGGGGTCCATTGGAGCATCCTGCGATTACTTTGGATTGTGTTGGATTCGTTCATAATGTAATTGTACAGGCACGTACTCATCGGGTTGGTGTATCATTTGACGTTCAATCTCAACGTTATACTGGTCGTCGTGTACTGAAAGTTGCCAAGGGTGAACTGAAACCAGAAGAGGTTTATTATGTGCGTCCAGAAGGTCTCTACCTGGACCGTAAAGGGCATAAGTATGAATGGACTAGGGAAGATTATGAAAGGCAGTTAAAGTTCTGTCTGTCGGCATCTGAGAGGTATGCGGAGGGTTATGAGAAGCGTGGTATGGCAGAGGAACATCTCCGCGATTATCTTCCTCAAAATATTCGTCAAAACTTTGTAGTCTCATTCTCTCTTCGTGCTGCTCTACACTTTCTGGATCTTCGTGCAAAGATGGACGCTCAAGTAGAAATTCAGGCACTTTGTGAGGGAATGGTTCCTATCATTAAAGATTGGGTTCCTGAGATTTTTAGTTATTATGAGGAGAAGCGCCTTCATAAGGCACGTTTGAGTCCTTAATCTAAATAACCATACACATTATTAAAACTTATGGCAACATACCCGATTATTAATCAAAATACTGGTGAACAAAAAGAAGTATCAATGAGTGTTCACGATTGGGATCAGTGGAAAAAAGACAATCCCGATTGGATCCGCGATTGGTCCGATCCTTCAACTTGCCCACAACCAGGGGAAGTTGGTGAGTGGAGGGACAAATTAATTGCAAGAAATCCTGGATGGAACGAGGTTTTAGAGAAAGCAAGTAAAGCACCAAAATCAACTGTAAAGAAACTCTAATATGGCAAGAAGAAATAGAAGAGCAGATCAACCAATCGGCGTTGGTCTTACTACTCGTCAAATGAAGCGCAAAAAACCATTGAGTTCTGAATATCTTGTAGATATTGAACCTCTTACTGACAATCAAAGAAAATTATTTGATTCATATAAAGACCAAAAGCATCTGGTTGCTTATGGTTGTGCTGGAACTGGTAAGACCTTTATTACACTTTATAACGCCATTCAAGATGTATTAAATGAAAGAAGTCCCTATGAAAAAGTTTATATTGTTCGTTCTTTAGTTGCCACTCGTGAAATTGGATTCCTACCTGGAAGTCATGATGATAAGGCAGACATTTACCAGATTCCTTATAAGAATATGGTGAAGTATATGTTTCAACTTTCAAGCGATGCTGAATTTGAAATGCTTTATGGCAATTTAAAGTCACAAGAAACCATTAAGTTTTGGTCTACCTCATTCCTTCGTGGCACAACTCTTGACAATGCTATTATCATTGTAGATGAGTTTCAAAATCTAAATTTCCACGAATTGGATTCTATTATTACTCGTGTTGGTGAAAATACTAAGATTATGTTTTGTGGAGATGCTAGTCAGTCTGACTTGCAAAAAACAAATGAAAGAAATGGAATTGTGGACTTTATGACAGTCTTGCGTAAAATGCCCTCATTTGATATAATTGAATTTGGTGTAGAAGATATTGTTCGTTCTGGACTTGTCAAAGAGTATATCACTGCAAAAATGGAGGCAGGTTTTTGATATTTAATCATATTGATTTGAATTTACCCAAACTTGAAAGAGAAACGATTGATGGGGTAAGATACTATAAAGTTCCTGATAATGAAGAACTACTTAAACTTGTTTCTATTACTTCTGTAACCAGTCATAAAAATCGCCAGATATTTATTAACTGGCGAAAAAAGATTGGGGAAGAAAAGGCAGACAAGATTACGCGCCAATCAACAAGTCGTGGCACTGATATGCATACGCTAGTTGAACATCACCTCAAAAATGAGAATCTTCCAGAAGTTCAACCACTTTCCGATTTCTTATTCAAGATTTCTAAGTCAACTCTCAATCGTATAAATAATATTCACGCCCTTGAGGGGTCTCTATATAGTAAACAACTAGGTATTGCTGGAACTGTTGACTGTATAGCAGAGTTTGATAACGAGTTGTCAATCATAGACTTTAAGACTTCTAAAAAACCAAAACCACGCGAGTGGATCGAACACTATTTTGTTCAATGTATGGCATATGGTTGTATGCTTTACGAACTGACTGGTATTCCAGTTAAAAAACTTGTAATCATTATGGCTTGCGAAAATGGAGAATGTGTCGTCTATGAAGAAAGAGACAAAACAAAATACATCAAACTACTCACCGAATACATTAGAGAGTTTGTTAGAGATAAACTGGAATCATATGGAACCAAATAAAGAATTAGAACAAGTTATAGAAAATAAGTTTTTAACGCCTTCCAAGTTTGCTCTTGAGATTGAACATATTGTCGCAACTGAAAACTTTAACTATATTGATGCTATTTGCCACTATTGCGAAATCAATAGTCTTGAAGTAGACTCAGTAACGAAACTCATTTCCAAACCACTTAAAGAAAAACTTAAAAATGATGCGATTAATTTGAATTTTATGAAACGCACTTCTCGCGCTCGTTTGCCTATCCTATGAGTCCATTTGAAACTTATCAACATTATTTGTCACTCAAAAATCATTTCACAAACCCAAAATACGACTTCTTTAAATATGGTGCGAAGACCCGTGCCAGTATTACTTCGTTTAACAAACGGCGCGATAAATATTTTTTTGAGAAAACTTCGAGAAAGTATTCTGATAAAGAAGTCGTAGACTTTTTAGTATCAAACTTTGTAGCAGCAGACACACCGGGTAACTTATGGATTGGAGAAATTATCAATTCTGGAGAAAGGACTTACGCAGATTGGATGCGAAGACAACAGAGTTTGACTTACTTATTCAAGGAACAAAGCAACGAATTCTTCTTGGAGACCAAATTAGAGGATGCCTTGAATTGTTCCAAAGGACATCCACCAGTTCTCAAAAAGTTTCTAAGCGGGCAATTGTCGCT